GCTTTCGCACCTACAAAGTAGGTTTGGGGTTTAATCCCCGAATGTGTAGATAGCTACACGTTTGTACCGGTCCTCTGTACCGGGCAGCGAAGCCGCCTTAACAAAGGTTCCGTCGCCAATTTTTTGATCAGGCAACGGAAGGGACTCCTCCACGACACCATGGCCTTTCGACCATGCCATCAGACCTCCTGGAAGACCTTGCGGTCCCGCATTGGAGGGTACAAGATTTACAGCTGATCGCTGATAGATCGAGTACGAAGGAAACACATAATCCCCTGGGAGCTGAGGACGGATGTCCTTTCGCCCCTTTAGGGAGAATGTGGTAAACGTGTATCCTGCCCAACCCTTTCGGACGTGCGAAGGTTTCCTTTCTCGGTTCCAAGAACCGAGGAGGTGACCATCACCGTAACCGTCAGGGCCGTACAGGCGAAGTGCTGGGTGAATCCAACTTAGGACCCTCTCAGCAAAATCGCACAGGCCGCGCCTCACGTAGTAATTGTGAAGCGTGAACAGGGTCCGCGGCGACACCCACTCCTTTTGGAAGTAGGGGCGGACATCTATGCCCCGATAAAAGTCGCGACCACAGGACTCCCGAAATGGGCCTTCTGTGTATGATTTCTCTTCGTTAACCGTGAACCCGGTGCACGTAAGCAGACGGATGAACTCCGCTGACCGCGCAGAGGGAAGGATGATATCGTCACCGTAAACGGAGACTGTCTCATCGTTATCACAGATAGCACGAGCTAGAGCCCAGAAGATAAGGCTCTGCAACGGAAAGGTAAATCCGTTACCCATGCTCGAAAACTTCTCCAAGGCTAATCGGTTTCCACGATACAACACGTGGCCGGTACGACCTCTTGCGAGGCCTATAGCCCAATCCAGAGGGAGAAGGGAAAACACCAGCTCGGTGCTTACCGAGTCTGACGCGGCTGAAAGGTCGAGGGTTGCTAAATCCCCCGTCAAGGAACCACTGAGAGCGAGGTCTTGATTCCTCGTCTGGTCTCTCAGGTCCACCCCGAACGCGGCAAGCCTCCGTGTCATGTGATCTCCCAGCGCGAGCTGGTAAAGGCCGTTTAAAACCGGCTCTACGATCACCGATCGGTAGGTTTTTGCGTTCTTCGGGACGAATTCGAGTCGACCGTCATGCAGATGAAGGTTGATCCCGAACCACTCATCGCCGTCTTCGTCTATCTTCTCATAGGAGCAGATAGCTTCAGACAAGAGTGGGAGCTCCTCCAGTATCGCTTTCGCGATCGGGAGGCACTCTTCGCTACAAGACACC